AAGGGCATCACCACGACGGTGACGAACAGCTCAGAGGAGATCGTCAAGTACCTGACCAGCATCGGCGAGAACGACTTCGCCGGGGCCGCCGCTCGCCAGCTCGACACCATGGGCGGGTCCGTGAAGAAGCTCGAAGACGCGTGGGGTGACTTGTTCCGCGAGATTGGGCGCAACGCCATCGGCGAGTTCATCGCCACGGGAATGCGGACCGCGGCCGACGCCATCAACGGAGTTTCGTCCGCGGTTGAGGCGCTGTTCTTCACGATGTCGAAGCGCCCCAAGTTCACCGGCATGAGCGCCGGACTTTCTGAGTGGGTGAAGGGCGCCACGGGGTATAGCCCGGACGGGACCACCGACGCCGAGAAGGAACAGGAATCGAAGATCCGCGAAATCCTCGCAGGCATCGAGAAGGGATCCATAAGCCAGGCTGACAAGGACTTGCAGGACTACCTTGATAAGCGGGCCACGTTGCTGGACGCACTCGCTGGCGGGTACTCGTTCAGCGGAGCCGCGCTTGACGACCTAGATCGTCAGTACGCCGCCAAGGTGAACTCTGGCAAGGCTGGCGGCGCTGGCAAGGATCGGGAGTACGTGCTCCGCTCTGCCGATCAGGACGCCGAGCTTCAGTACATGGAGATGCTGAAGAAGCAAGAGGATGAGGCGAAGAAGTCAGCCGAGCGCGAGTATCAGGCGGTCAAGGATTCTCTGACCCGCGAAGAGGACAAGACCGAGGCCAGCTACAAGAAGCGCGCCGAAATCCTCCAGCGGTACGCCACCGTCGAAGCCGCGCAGTACCTACTGGAGAATGAATCGCTCTGGGACAAGCACCTTGCCGATATCGCAGAGAAAGAGCGCAAGGCCGAGGCGGACAAGGCGCGGATGCGTAAGGGGCTGATGCCAGGCTCCAACAACCCGTTCGACCAGCTTCGCAGTGAAGAGGAAGAGAAGCTCCAGATCATCGAGGACGCTCGCCTCACCGACCTTGAGCACACGCGCGAGTACGAGGCGGCCAAGTTCGCCGTGATCGCCGAGTACGCGCGCAAGAACCAGGAGCTTGGGCTCCAGGTCACCCAGCAGTCTGCTCAGAACGCGGCTGCCATGTTCGGCAGCCTGGCCGAAGCCGCGAAGAACTGGGGCGGCGAGCAGTCCGGCATCTATAAGGCCATGTTTGCCACGCAGAAGGCTTTCGCGATTGCCAGCGCAACCACCTCCATGGCGGTCGGAATCGGCAAGGCGATGGAGCTCGGCTGGCCCGCCGGCATCCCGGCAGCAATTCAAGCGGCATCCGAGGGAGCCAGGGTCATGGCGATGATCTCGTCTTCGAACTACTCGGGAGCCTACGACGCTGGCGGGTACATCCCGGCTGGCAGCGTGGGGCTTGTCGGCGAGCGCCGAATGGAGCTGATCGACCGCCCCACCATGGTTCGCGGACCTGCGCGCGTGATAGGTGGTGCCGAGACGGAGCGAATCATGGGCGGCAACGGTCGCCCGCAGATCAACATCACGGTGCTCAACGCCCCGGAAGGACGCGCGAACGCCTACCGTGCCTCGTCAGCGCGCGAGCAGGTCGTGGTCAGCGACACCAGGCGGGCCCGTGGCGCCATGCAAAGGGTACTGGGGGGCTGATGGCGACGTGGCCATACAGGCCGCAGCTTCCGCTCACGGAGACGTTGGAGTGGCACACCGACGTGATTCGCTGCTATTCGACCGAGCAGCGCCAGTGCCTGCGCACTCGCCCGCGCATGACGTGGCAGCACAGCTACCAGCTCGACTACGACGACAAGGCCGCAGCCGTCGAGTTGTGCAGGTCCAACGCGCACCTTGAGATTGACGTCCCCGAGTGGACAAGCCTAGTCGACATCGCGGCGACGTCCTCTGGCACAACGCTCGTCACGGTTCCCAGCGCAACGACGATCCCAGCGTACAAGGTCGGCGGGAAAGCCATCATCTGGGAGAGCGCTACCAGCTACGAGGTGGTCACGGTGGCCGGTGTGTCAGCCAACGCCGTCAGTATCTCGGCGACGACCAGCAGCCACGGGGCCGCGACGATGTGCCCGCTGCGGCCATGCAAGTTCATCAACCCGCTGGAGTGCGACCTCCAGCCGGCCGCCTTCGTGACGGCGTCGGCGGTGTTCCGATGCGACGTCACCGAAGACCTGACACCCATCTATGGCGTCGGCATCGGGTACGCCGAGTACGAAGGGATCCAGGTCGTCACCGATACCGTAGAGCTCCTGGGCGGTGCCAAGGAATCGACCGAGCGCGAGCTTGCAACGCTGGACTCGACCACGGGGCTTGTCGACCAGCGCCCCATCTATGCCACGCCAAATCGAAACGGCGTGCTAGGCTGGTACTGCGCGAACCGTGCCGAGCTGTGGAACCTGCGCCGCTGGCTGCACAGCCGCAAGGGACGGCAAAAGAACTTCTGGGCGCCGTCGTGGAATGCGGACGTCACCATCACCCGCAACATCACCGGGGGAGACACGACGCTGGAGATCGTCGCCTGCAACTTCGCAAGCGCTTTTGCCATGCCGTGCGACTTCGCGATCATCGCTCCGGACGGCGGCATCTGGCCTGTGCGCGTGACCGCTGCAGCCGCTGGCGATGCTGGTAAGGAGCTTCTGACTCTGGCAGATCCATTCTCTGGATCCGTTTCGCTCGACAACATCTACCGGACATGCAAGCTGACGCTGTCGCGGTTTGGGACTGACAGCATCGAGATCCACCACATGACTGGAGGGCAGGCCACCGTAGCCGTTTCGGTGGTCGAGGATCCCAACGTGCCGGCATGAGCTTCGATACCCTGGAGAAGTCTCGGCAGGACGCGCAGCCGGTCCTGTTGTTCGACTTCCTTCGCGGCTCCGATGCTTGGTACTACACCAACTTCCCGACGGCCTTGTCGGCGCGAAGCCACACGTACCTGCCGCGAGCAATCACCCGCTCGACCGTCACCATGGGCGGGACGGTGCCCAAGGACACGATCGAGATTCGCCTGCCGTACGACGACGCCATGGTAGCCCCGCTGAACGCCGGCACCATCGGAAAGGTCACGACCGTAACCGTCTGGCGCACGCACGCCGATGAACTCACAGAGAGCCAAGCGGAGTGGCTAGGCCGTGTGGCCAAGACGTCGCGCAGTAGCACGGTGGCGACGCTGACGTGCGAACCCGTCTTTAGCTCGCTCCAGCGGCACGGCATCCCGCAGCCGTATCAGCGGACTTGCCGCCACCCGTATGGCGGCAAGGGTTGCTTCGTCAACCCCGAGGATTACAAGTCTGACCTGTCGGTTGCGACTGTCGATGGCTCGAAGGTTCTGCTTGTCATCGTCGGAACCGCTCCAAACTTCGTGGGCGGCGTGCTGAAAGCTGCTGACGGAACCTCGCAGATGGTCATCGACCAAAGCGGGTCGCTGCTTACGCTGATGCGTCCCATCCCGTCGATAGAATCCGGCCATACCGTCACGGTCTATCTTGGTTGTGATCGCTCTCTCGCCACGTGCGACAGCGTGTTTAGCAACGCAGGCAACTTCGGCGGGTTCCCTGGGATTCCGCTCATCAACCCATTCACGATCATGAGGACGGTGTTCTGATGAATTGGGCACTACTTGCAATCACCGTCGCGAGCTTCGTGTACACGTGGTACGTGAAGTCGCGGTCGACCAACGTCGCCCAGCAGATCCAGCAGGTCACAGGGCCGACGGCGGCAGAGGGAATCTCGATTCCTGTCCTGTTTGGAGAGCGGACCATTCCGAACCCAAACGTCACGTGGTACGGCGGTCAAGAAACGACTGTCAACGAAGACAAATCGGTCAGCTACAAGATCGCGCTGCAGATGGCATTGTGCCACGGCAAGCTGGACTCGCTCGAAGCCATCTACGTTGCCGAGGCCGACGACAACAACTTCCTGACTGCGCCAGTCACCGAGGACAATATCGTCAACGTCTACAATCAGCAGATGGACGACGCGCCCAGGGCAGTCGAGGGAGCGTTCACGGGCAAGCTTCGCGTGCGTCTCGGAGCCATCAGAACGGCCGGCACCGACGAGGGCGTGCTGACGTCGCAGGATTACGCTAACAAGGCAATGGGGTTTGCACGTGGCCCGCGCTACCACGGAGTCGCGATGGTCGAGAGCATGGAACCGATGTACATCGGCAAGTCTCCGCAGATTGCCGGCGTCGCCTATCGAGCCAAACGCATCCACACGCGCAAGGGCGGCAGTGAGCCGCAGTGGTACGACGAGAAGGCAGAGATCCAGCTTGGCCGCAACATCGACGACACGTGGAAGTACATGCTGGTTGCAGCGTCTGACACCACCGAGTACGTGGCCGCGGACTACGACGATTCGGCGTGGCCCGATGGACGCGGCGGCTTCGGCAATGCGAGCTACGACACTCTCGTCTGGCAGTACATCACCGACGAGGCTCGGAAGTACCCGGTTCCGGTGGTCAAGACGCAGCTTCGCCCAGAAGATTGGTCTGGGCTGATCCTGCCCGGCCCGGTGAACACGACAGGCGTAACGGTTGCTCCAGGCGCGCGGCTCTGGATTCGCGGTGATCTTGGGGCGCTCCCGAAGCAAGACCTCGGCGTCAAGTGCTGGCACGACGATGCTGGTTTCCTCTGGTTCAACGGGACGCCGGTGGAACTTGTCCCGACGGTAGACCCGTCAAACCCGCAGCTCGCGCACTTCAATTCGACGGCAACGATCCCGGCATCGCTTGTTAGCACCACGGGGCCAAACGTGGTCGCGTTCTGCGCGCGCGACGGCTACAAGGACTTCAGTGGGACCGGCAACCGCATCGGAACGTCGCAGTTCATCTTCGGTGGAGTCCAGGTCGGGCTAGACGTCTCGAACCCGCGCCGCACGTCAGACATGAACCCGGTTCACATCATCCGCGAAGTCCTGACGGATGACATCTGGGGTCCTGGCTACGCGGACGCCATTATGGGTGACTCGTTCACCGCGACGGCCGACACTTGCTACTCGGAGAAGCTCGGCCTCTCGTTTCTGTGGGACGAGCAGAAGAGCTACAAGGATTTCCTCGAAGACATCCAGCGCTACATCAGCGGCTATCTCTACGTCGACCCGATCACGGGCAAGTACGAAATCAAGCTCGTTCGCGAAGACTATGACGTCGAGGACTTGCCTGTATTCGACGGGACCAACACGACGACCATCACGGACATCGAGCGGCAGTCCGTCGGCGAGCTCGTCAACCAGATCACGGCGACCTACTCCAACACGCCACGGGGCAAGCAAGGGTCTGTCACCGTCGGCATGACCTGGCTCATCGACGAGCAGGGCGGGATCGTCAACAACAAAGTCGACTATCCAGCGGTGTCAACGTCGTTCATCGCCGGTAGGCTTGCGATGCGCGACCTGCGCATCTTGTCGGCCCCGTTGCTCTCGGCCACCGTCGGCGCGAATCGTGATGCGATCGACCTGCGGCCTGGATCGGCATTCGTGCTCAACCGTTCCGACGTCGGGATCTCCAACGTCATCATGCGCGTCTCGGAAATCGACTTCGGCGACGGCATCAAGAACGAGTGCACGATCAAGGCACTCGAAGACGTCTTCTACTTCCCTGCGGCGCCGACTGTTTCGTACAACCCTCCGATCGCAATTCAGCCGCCAACGGTGAAGATCGCGACGGCGACCGACGAGTACGATACGACGCTTGTGGTGGACGTAAGGAACATGGGATGGGTGGAATGCGTCTACAAGACGACCTATTTCGAGGCAGCCGGTTGGGTTGAAACCTCTCCCGGCGTGCTTGAATGGGACCTCGATGAAAGCATGCCAGTGTGGCAGCTCGGCTTCGACGGGGTAGAGCCTGACGTCTACTCTGGCGGCGGTAGCTGGCTGCTTGGCCGCCGCGTGCTTCTGCCGGCAGAGGGGTCGCCATCGTCCGCGACGCGCAAGCTCGCAGGGGTATGGATTTTCGACAGCCTGGGCGGCTATTGGGATGGCTACGGAACTCCCGGTCAGACTTGGGTTTGGACGAATGCTCGCATGCACCGAGACCCAGCGTTCGCCACGTCCGATGCGTTCGTGGCTGACATGATCTTCTCGATCCGCGCAGGCACAACCTACGGCGGACGCTTCCAGCAGTTGGCGACGGCAAACGTCGTTCTAGGAGAGACAGAGCAGACGTGGAATGACCTAGCATCGGTCACGTGGAGCGACTCGTACAGGCTGCTTAAGGTGCGCGAACTGTCGACGCAGAACGTGGCCACGGACTCGTCGCTTCGAGTCTCGGCGACGGTGACGAATGGAGCTGCCAACCTTGGCGGGTTCCAAACGCTCGTTGGGACTCCTGGGGTAACGTCCATCCCGGCTGGCGCGTGGAAGATCCGACCTTCGATTGCAGGGCTCGACGGCGCATCGGAAGGATCGACCACCGTCATGGGCTTTGCGGTCTACAGAAACCACGACGGAGGAACATCGCTGCTGTTTCAGGTCATCTCAGAGCCGATCACTGCCAGCCGCGCATTTCCATCGTATGTGCCAGAAATCGTCTACGTGGCTCCAGAGATTCCTATGGAGCAGGCGGATCAGCTCACGCTGGTTCCGAATGTTCAGACCACGTCAACCACGGCAGTAACCCTAGATTTGTACTTCAACAACGCCTACGCGGTTCACGTGAACGTGCCACGCCAGGTGGCCACCAATACGGCGCCCATCAAGCCCGACGAGGCTTGGTATTTGGTCACGGTCGTTGACGGCATAATCTCTGGCTTCGGCGACCACCGCCGCCTGCGCGTGCGCGGAACCGGGCCGCTGGTCGGCATCGCCACCACGGGTCTTGTCGGAGGCGTCGGGTTGGCGCTGTCGTTTGTCGAAGGGATGGACGTGACCGTCAATGGGTCTCCGTCCGGAGCAGCTCCGCTGAAGAACGCTGAAGGGCAAAGCGCGCACGCTGACAAGGGGTCCGTGTTGCAGGTCTACCTGATGACCGACGACGGCACGTCGGCCTACTGGAGGGTCGCTTGATGCTCAGCTACTTGGCTAGCTTGCCGATCCTAGCATTGCTCTGCCTGATGTACGTCTGCGGATCCTGGCGGCCAGGGAAGCTCTGCTCCCACTGCCCGACGTCTTCGACGAGGTACTCCCCGGTCAGCTCCGGACGGGCGTCGGAGTGCGCCCAGCATATCTTGCCGACCGCGGGATGCTCGGCCCCGTCAACCTCAGCGGCGGACAGCGGGCCGAGCTCGGATCTCTCGACCACGCCGGCCTGCACCTCCGCCCACATAGCCGCGTCCAGGTCGATGGAGCAAGCGTGGTCAGTGGTCAGACCATCGGACGAGCCGCAGGACGCGGCAGACAGCAAGGCAAGAGCAAATAGGATGGTTCTCATTGTCGGCCTCGAATCGGCCGCCCAAGTCGCACGCGCGCCAGGTCCCGAAAGACCTGCCAGTCGACGGGCGGTGCGCATGCGGCTCGGACGGCGGTGGATGACTGGCAGGTCATGGGGTGAAGCGTCCCACCGTTCGCCGTCCCGCGCAACTGGACGCCCGTTCAGCTTTGGACACATGGAGTCGTTCACATGAAGTACCTCCGCACACTCGCCCTTGCCGTCGTCCTGCTCGAGCTCGCGCTGCCAGCGCACCTGCCTGCCGCCGAGGTCACGCCGGCCACAGACGAGACCACGATCAGCACGCAGAAGCCGGCGCTAGGGTACCCGTCGAAAAAGCTGCTGCCGTCGCAGCACCAGCCGACCACCACCGTCTACCCCGCCGGCACAACGTCCAGCGCTCGTGGCGGGGATACTATA